AACTACTTTAGCTGACCCTTACGGCGGCGGGGCGGTGGCTGATGCTGATGGTATGTATGCTATTTATGCAAAGTTGAGTATTGTTAGAAATATAGCTGTTCCTGTTGGTGCTTTGACTTTAACGGGTTTTGCGCCTTCGGTGGTCGCTACTAATCATAAAAATATTACGATAGGTTTAGGTGCTTTAACGCTGGTTGGTTTTAATCCAACTGTATCGGTAACGAATAATAAAAACATAAGCCCTTCTTTAGGTGAATTAATAGCTGCTGGATTCGTTCCTACGGTTGCTGTAACGAATAATTTAAATATAAGTGCAGATGACGGGGCTTTATTATTAACCGGCTTTGCCCCTACAATAGAGCTTCCTGTAAATAAGACTACGTCAACGGGGGATTTAATTCTAACTGGTTTTAACCCTACGGTTATTGCAAGCGATCACAAAAACATTGCTCCAGGATTGGGGGAGGTTATAATATCAGGCTTCGCCCCGACTGTAAATGTTTCAAGTGGTTTAAGTCCTTCGACTGGTGAACTTTCTTTAGTTGGTTATTCACCTACGGTAAACGTCACAGACCATAAGAATATTACTATTTCGCTTGGTGAATTAGTGTTAAACGGGTTTAATCCTACGGTAAACATAGGGGTTAATTTATCACCGCAAACTGGTGAGTTAATAGCTGCTGGATTTAACCCGACTGTAAGCATATCAAATAATATTTCAGTAAGTCCTGGATTAGGGGAGTTGGTTTTAAATGGGTTTACGCCTGTAGTTGATAATGGTGATGGTGCTGCTGTGGTTACAAGTTTAGGCGAACTTATTATGACTGGTTTTGCGCCTACTGTAGAAGGCGGGAATAATGAATTTTTAAATCTTGGATCACCGATTAAAAGCCCTTCTTTAGAATCTGAAATGTCAGAAAGATTTTTAAGTTCAAGAATTAGCACATTAAGAAGAAAATCAAAAATAGAAAATGATCTTTAAAGGGCAAACCGTAACATTAGAACTTGATACTGGTAGAGATTTAACCGGGTGGGAAGGGTTTATTCTTTATGAAAAACCTAACGGAGTAAACGGAGTATGGACAGGAACGATCACGACTGACACAGTTAGCTATGACATTGCGGAAGGTGATATTGATGTTGCCGGGGTTTGGAAAGTACAAGCTAAGGCGACATTAGGAACAGAAAGGGAGTATGGTAAAATTCAAGTAATCGAATTTAGAACGCACTTATGACCTACAATGCAATATATTCAATAAGGGATGTGACTGATGAATCAGGTGCTTTTGAAGAACCTGTTTCTTTAGATGAAATGAAAGATTATCTAAGGTTAGAAGGTTACACAGATACGGACGAAAGTACGGCTGATGACCTTTCTGACTTTGACTTTGATGATTTGTTGTTGACTGATTTGATTAAGGCTTCCAGGGAGCAAATAGAAAAGATTTCCAGTTCAACGATTGTTTCAAAGACTTGGGAAGCTGTGGTTAATAATTACCGGATGCTGGAACTTCCGAGAGGTCCGATAGGAACTATAATTTCTTTGTATGATTCAGATGATGTTGAAATATTGGCTGCTGATTATGAGATCATAGGTAATGACAGGAAGTTTTTAAAGTCACCGAGGCAATGTGAATTAACGATCACTTATGAAGCCGGTTATGATATTGTCCCGGCGGGTTTAAAGATTGACATAATGAGACTTACTGCTTATATGTACGAAAACAGGGGTGAAGATTCAAGTATTAACAGGTTTGCTTCTCAGATCGCAATGAAATACGCAAGGGAGGGGTGGATAGTATGATACCAAAGACACAAATAAGAGTTGAGAAGTGGGTAGTGAATAAAGACGCTAACGGTAACGGTGTTGAGAGTATTCAACGGGCTTATAATTTGTGGGCTGAGTTAGTTCAACAAGGTAACGGGAGAACTGACGTTGCGGGTCAAGTGAGGTTGAGTAATTCAAAACAGTTTAAAGTAAGGTTCAGGCCGGATTGGAAAGTGGATAGTAAGTGGAAGTTTTTATACTTACAAAAGAGGTACACGATAACAGGAATTGAAAGGGTTAATGAAAAAAGATTTAACTGGATAATAAATGGTGAAGGTTAATTTAATAGGGTTTAAAGAACTTCAAGCTAAGTTGAAGAAAGCTCCTGATGTATTAAAAAAAGAAGCAGGGGCTGAGATTCAATTTGCTGCTCAAGATTTCAGAACAAGGGCTATAAGGTCTGCCCCGGCTGATGTTGGATTTTTAAGAGGGCAAATAACAGTTAATAGATTAGGCGAAATGTCTGCTGAAGTTGTTAGCGGTTCTCAGTATTCAGCCTATATGGAATTTGGTACTAAAGGAAAATTCAGACCTGTTGTTGGTGTTGATGCAAGTCAGTTTAAGGGTAAATCAACTGGAACGTTTAAAGATATGCTGAAAAATATAGAGGCTTGGGTTAAGAGAAAAGGGCTTGCGGGGACATATTCTGTAAAGACCAAAAGAAGATTAGGTAATAAAGCGACAAAACAAAATCAAGATAAGCAGTTGGCTTACTTAATTGCAAGAAGTATTTTAAATAAAGGGGTTAGGCCGCATCCGTTTTTCTTTAAGCATATTGTGCCAGTAAGAAGAGAATTAGTTAAGCACTTAATAAACGTATTAAACGATTTATGATAGCTGTTGACGATAAGGTAATGAATTCATGGCAGGAGCTTTTAGACGGGGTTATCTCTGTCCCTGTTTTTATTGAAGATTCAGTTCCTGAAGAATATAGCGGAAATTATGTTGAATTAAGAGTTGAATCAGAAACAGAAGATGATACCAAACATTCATTCCGGTCAGACCTTGTGATTATTACAGACATAGTAACAAGGTTTAGCGTAAGTCCTAACAGAAGTGTGGCAAGTGGAATTGACAACGAGATAAAGGCTTTAATTAAATCAGTACCTGGATTAAATAATCTTGTTGCACAATCAGGGATTCAGATTTTACACGTTGTTCCAAGTGATGCAAGTTTTTTACAGGAGTATTCAACGGGGGTTATTTACTATCGGAAGATAGTTCGATATACACATAGAATTATTCAAAATTAAATATTAAACAATGGCAACGAATGAGTTTTTAAGTGACAATGTAGTTTTCCAGACAAGGAGTGCGACACTTGGGGGAACGTGGCAAACCTGGGTTTGTAACACTACCCTCAACGGTGCTCTTGCATCTACGGTCAATGAACTAATTACCAAATGCGGCACTATTCAAACTCCGTCAAATGTAACGGGTACGATCAATTTTTCGGGTGCGGCGAACACTTCACCGGATTCGGATCAGATTTCATTAAAGTCTGCTTCGGAGTATGCAAATGAAAGAACCTTGCTTGAAGGAAGGTTAATTAATCTGGATGTTACTCCGATTGATGACGGTGAAGTGATACTGATGAAGGGTGACGGTTATGTGACTTCATTCACAGTAAACGCTGACGCTGGTAATCCGTTGACCTTTGATGCGGTGTTCTCATTTAGTGGTGGAATAGATACAGACGAATCTGACGAAAGTTAAAATATATGAGTAAAAAAATAACAGTTTCCTTAGATGGAAAAGAACTTGTATTAAATGTAGGCATAGGTGGTTTTTACCAAGTGTATAAAGAATCAACCGGGAAAGATTTGCTTTTAACCATGCAAAGTATAGATGCTTCTTTGTTGGTTGAATTTGGGCAGGGTGCTACTTATGCCGGGTACATTTGCGAATGCAAAGTCAATAAAGTCAAACCAGAGTACAGTAAAGAGCAGATTTTCGATTTGGTATATTTTGCCGAAGCGAAGTATGGAGCTGATCTGTTGAATAAGTTTAATGAACTTAATAAAACAGAAGAAACGGGGGAGCAGAACGGCCAACTGAAAGAATCGGTGTTAATGAGTTAAAGGAATTTGCTTTCGGTTGGCTTGGGATAATGCCTGACGTTTGGTTTGAAATGGAGCTTGATGACTTTACTTTAATGAGTAAAGGATATTGGGCAAGAAGAAAAAGAGATGAGTTGAATTTTGCAAACATAGCTTTTACTATTGACGCTTTTGCAAGTGGGCTGGCTGGGAAAACAATAAACTATAAGACCTGGATTAAGGGATGGTTCGGTGAAAGTGAAAAGCCAATGACTAAAGAGGAATTGAATAAACGGAGTGCAGAGGTAATGAAGAAAGTTGAATTTGCAAATAAGATACTGGCAGAAAAAGAAAAGCTAAGAAAAAAGAAATATGGCCGAGCAGTTAAAAGTAATAATTGATGCTGATGTACAGAAGGCCGTTCAAGGATTTAAAGTCTTTGAGGGAAGTATTAATATTTTAAATAAGCAGCTTGAAAGGCTTCAAAAGATAGCTTCGCTTCCTAACCTATCATTTAGTCAGCAAGAAAGACTTAACAATCTAATCGCTAAAACAACTTCTGATTTAAACAAAATGAAGTTGGGTGCAGAACGGGTTAATCCTGCGTTTGCAAAATTACAATCTGTTTCTAATAGTGCTACCGGGTCTTTAATAAATTTAGGTAGAGTTGTTCAGGATGCACCGTTTGGGTTCTTGGGTATTGCGAATAACTTAAACCCATTACTTGAATCGTTTCAAAGACTGAAAGCAGAAACAGGATCAACAGGGAAAGCATTAACGGCTCTTAAATCTTCTTTACTTGGAGCTGGCGGTATCGGATTTGCTCTATCAGTTGTGTCATCATTACTGATAGTTTTCGGTGATAAGATATTTGGTGCCGGTAAAAAAGCAACCGAATCAGCCAGAGAGATTAAATCTTCTTTTGATGTTATAGGAGATGCTACCGATTCTGTTCAGGGTGATATTGCTAAGGTTAACGCATTGGTTAAAGCTGCTACCGATACAGGGAACTCTTTAAAGGTTCAGACAAACGCAATTAACGAACTAAAGAAAATAAGCAAAGACTATTTCGGTCAGCTTAGTGTTGGTAAATCTTCTTTCGATGAAATCACAAAAGCTGCAAATGCTTATACTCAATCTTTAGTTCAGCAAGCAATAGTAAAAGGATTACAGGAAGAGATAACAGAGCTTTCAAAACAAATAAGGACAGCGACCAAAGAATATGCTGACCTTACTAAAAAGACAAATGAATCAAGGGTTTCATTACAGAAAACAATTAATGAGAACGCTACTAATGTGCAGGGTATGGCTGCTACTAATAGAGCTGTTGGTGTAGCGACAAATTCTTATAATAAATTACAGGGTAAACTATCTGGAGCTGCTAATGAAGTAGGTAAATTAACATCTCAATTTAAAGGCCTTATCTCTGAATTACAAAACCAAGTAGGTATTTCTCTTGAATTAAAAACTCCTATTGTTGAAACGGTAAAAGAG